TCCATGCACGAACATGCTGCTAAACACCACGCCCACGGTGGACATGTTTCCCACAAGGAACACATGGCGCACGGTGGCAAGGCTCACAAGGCTACTGGTGGTAAAGCTAAGAAGTGTAATTACTAAGAATTAGCGGGGGTTCGCCCCTGCTTTCTTTAATTTGGAGAATAAAATATGAGTAACAATATTGTTGCTTCAGTTACGCGTAGTGGAGCATACGAACCTTTTGATTTACAAGTTTCTCGCGGTCAAATTTCTGGGCATAGCTTAGTAAGTATTTTTGGCTTTAATGCATTGATTACTTCGTCTAATGCCCCGACAACCGCACCGATTCCAATGTGGGAAAACGCTACAGCGTATACATTCCCATCATCTGCTGCCGCATTAACTGTTGTTAGTACGTCTACATCTGATAACACCTTAGCGTCTGTTTTAATTACTGGACTTGATGCAAGTTACAATGTTATTTCAGAAACATTGTTTTTAAACGGCACAACAGCGGTTACGTCAGTAAATAGTTATTTTAGAGTAAACGGCGTATCGTTAGTTTCAGCAGGTACAGGTCAAGTAACCAACATCGGAACGATTACTTTTAAACAAAGTACCAATATTGTTGCTCAAATCAACCCTAAAGTTGGTAAAAATCAAAACAGTATTTATACAGTTCCAAACGGATATACTTTTTATTTAGAACTTGTTGAAGTAAACAGCGACAACACATTAGGTAGCGGTAACGGTATGTACTATAACGTACAGCAAACCAACAATGGCGTGCAGCAGAATCTTTTAACACAAGGCTTTAGTTCTGTTTATGTTATTGATAGGCATTTTGCACCGATTCCTTTTGCACAAAAAACTGATATTCAATGGCAAATTGCTACAACTAGTTCAAGTGCTATTTTATCGGGTGCGATCATTATTGGTAAGTTAATTCAAAATAATACTAACTTGACCCAGCCTGGATTCTAATATGCCCCTCATTAAGTCTAAATCTAAAGTGGCTTTTGGTAAGAATATCGCTGCTGAAATAAAGGCGGGTAAGCCGCAAAAACAAGCAGTAGCGATCGCTTATAGTGAAAAACGCGAGGCTTCTAAAAAGAAGACTGGCGGAAAAATGAAAAATTGGTAAGTTATGGCAAAAGCTGGTTTGTACGCAAATATTCATGCTAAGCAGGAGCGTATTAAAGCTGGCTCTGGTGAAAAAATGCGCCGTATTGGCTCTAAAGGTGCACCCACTAAGCAGGCATTTATTGAATCAGTTAAGACTGCAAAAAAGAAATCTGGCGGTGATGTTTCACTCAGTATCAAGAAAGGTGAAAAGTTACCTACCAGTCAAGGTGCAGGATTAACTGCTAAAGGTAGAGCCAAGTATAATAAGGCAACGGGGTCTCATTTAAAAGCTCCGCAACCTGAAGGTGGAGCGCGAAAAGATTCATTTTGCGCACGCATGTCAGGTGTAGTAAAAAAGTCAAAAGGTGATGCGCCCAGAGCAAAAGCATCTTTAAAACGATGGAAATGTCCAGGATGGTGATAAATGAGTACTAGTGGAACAGTTTCCCAAACAGTTATATCAGTTCAAGATCTTATTGACCATGGCGCTCGTCGTGCAGGTAAACTCGCCGAAGAACTCACAGTAGAGCAAGTTCAAGCTGCTCGCACTAGTCTTTATTATTTACTTTCTAGCTTGACTAACTGGGGTGTCAATTATTGGGCGATTAATAAAGTCGTCATCGGTTTAATTCCTGATCAAACTTATTACTACCTGCCAGTCGGCACTGTTGACGTGTTGAACGCAAATTATCGTACAACTAGTAATATCACTACTGGCGCGTACAGCACTTCAGGAGTAACGAGTAATGCATTTGACGGTACAGGTCAAAACGTATGCCAACTTACTAATAATACTGGTGCAATTGGTATTAACGGCGGTTCGGGTAGCCCTCTTTATATCAACACTGTTGGTATTCTACCTGCGGTAACTGGTTCGGTTACTATTGAAATTCAAGCATCTAGTGACGGTACAACATGGGAAACTATTGAAGCTCCTGGAGCTATAAATTGGGTATCNGGACAATGGCTCTATTATGATTTAGAAGCTACCGTTACTCTACCGTACTGGCGTATTCAACAAATTAGCGGAGTAAACATGGGAGTGTACCAAGTTCAATTCGGTACAATGCCAGTGGCAATCCCTATGGCGCGTATGAACAGGGATGATTATTCAAATCTACCTAACCGTCAATTTCAAGCCTTGCGCCCCCTACAATATTGGTTTAACCGTACAATTCCTCAGCCTAATATGGAAGTGTGGCCAGTACCTAATTCTATTCAACCTCAGATTGAACTCTGGTTAAACCGTTATATTCAAGATGTAGGTGATTTGAGTGGTCAAATTGAAATTCCACAGTATTTTTACTTAGCTATTCAATGGGGTTTAGCTCATCAAATGGCGTGCGAATTGCCTCAAGTAGATCCAGGTAGAATCACATACGCAGAGCAACAGTACGAGAAGCACTTACTCATGGCTCAAAACGAGAACAGGGATAAGTCTCCTATCTATTTTGCACCTAATATTTCACCTTATACTCGGTAATATATGGGTAAATGGCTTGATACTCTCGGTAATAGCGTACTTACAATTGCAATATGTGATCGTTGCAAAATGAAACGCGCTTATAGCGACATAGTTCAAGACGGAAATATTCCTGCTTTGCGCGTTTGTATTTATGGGTGTTCAGATCAATTTGATCCATACCGCCTACCTGCACGTCAACCTGAACGTATCACCATTCGCTTTCCGCGCCCAGATGCAGACATCGCGGTTTATAATGACGCTATTACGACTGATCCTAACGTCGTTAATACACCGAACAATGTAACACAAGGTACTTCTGGAGAATACGGTATTGCACCTGAAACTTCAGAAGATGACTTGAACGGAAATTTGGACAATTTATCACCATGAACGTCAGAATCAGCCAACTCCCCGTAGCTCCATCAGCAATCACTGGTGCCGAATTAGTACCTATTGTTCAAAATGGTGAGACTGTTCAAGCGACGGTCAATCAATTAGTTTCTTCCCCTTCACAAACTCAAACTTTCCTAACTGTAAACAATGAGCCGACCCTGCCTAATAGTCGTTATTTCGGAGTGGGTGTTGGTATTGGGATCACTGACAGCGGTGCTCAAGGTAAGTATTCATTATTTCTAAACGGTACATCGGGTTCACTTGAGACTGCTGGTTACGGCTTAATTGCTAAAACTGCGGCGGGCACAGTAGCTGCTCGAGTGCTTTCAGCTAGCGGAGCAGGTCTATCAGTAACAAACGGTAACGGTGTGAGTGGTAACCCTACACTTGCCGTTACGGGGCTTCTCTACTCCCTCGCTAACCTCGGTGGCACTGGGCTAATCTTTTCAAACGGAAGCGCTCTCAGTCCTCTGAGCATTGCTGGGACTACAAATCAAATTAGCGTAGCTAGCGGTAACGGTGTTAGCGGTAATCCTACAATCTCATTCGCTAATGATGCGGTGTTTCCTGGCACTGGCGGTATTACCGTACCGAACGGAACTACGTCACAAAGACCTATTGCCCCTAACGCGGGTCAGATTCGTTACAATACTACTCTTTCCGCTTTTGAGTTTTATGAGGGTCAGAGGATGATATTGATGGAAACCTCGATAACCTTGCACCTTAGTAAAGATTAATTATGGCGAACATTAGAATTTCACAGCTACCAACAATTTCATCACCAATCACTGGTGCTGAATTAGTACCTATTGTTCAAAATGGTGAGACTGTTCAAGCGACGGTTAATCAATTAGTTTCTAGTCCTTCACAAACTCAAACATTCCTGACAGTAAACAATGAGCCGACCCTGCCTAATAGTCGTTATTTCGGAACTGGTCTTGGTCTTGGGTTCACTGATAGCGGTGCTCAAGGTAAGTATTCATTATTTCTGAATGGCACATCTGGTTCACTTGAGAACGCGGGTTACGGCTTAGTTGCAAAAACAGCGGCTGGCACAGTAGCTGCTCGAGTGCTTTCAGTTAGCGGAGCAGGTCTCTCAGTAGCAAACGGCAACGGTGTGAGTGGTAACCCTACACTTGCCGTTACGGGTCTTCTCTACTCCCTCGCTAACCTCGGGGGCACTGGCTTATTATTTTCAAACGGAAGCACTCTCAGCCCTCTGAGCATTGCTGGAACCACAAATCAAATCAGCGTAGCTAGTGGTAACGGTGTTAGCGGTAATCCTACAATTTCATTCGCTAATGATGCGGTGTTTCCTGGTACTGGCGGTATTACCGTACCGAACGGAACTACGTCACAAAGACCTATTGCCCCTAACGCGGGTCAGATTCGTTACAATACTACTCTTTCCGCTTTTGAGTTTTATGAGGGTGGCGTATGGCAAATACTCGGTACTGGTAGCGGAACTGTAACTCAAGTCAACGGTACAGCAAATCAAATTAACGTAGTAAACAATACTACCACTCCAACGGTAAGTATTGTAAACAATCCTACACTTCCTGGTGTGGGCGGCGTAGTCGTACCTATCGGTACTACTGCTCAAAGACCTGGATTAGGTAACGGCACACTGCGTTACAA